CCCTATCCTTGGGTGGGGTGGAGACCCCCCTGGGTTTACCCAGGGTGGTCTCCACCGTCCCATGTCTGGCGTATCAAACGAGAAAGGCAGAACCTCACCCGATCAATATGACCAGACGCCCGACGACCTAATAGTCGCCGGGCCCAGCCCCCCTATCTAATAGGGGGGCATCCACCTGAGCTTTATGTTGACGGTCTCAGGACGTCCCTGACGTTCTAGATGCTCTCTGTCAGCAAAGGGCTCCGCCCCTTGCTTCAGAAAGAACTTTAGCAAGGCACCATATCCCGATATTGAAGATTTCGGGATTCTGGATCGTGAAACATAGCCCCTAACCAAGGGTCTGTGCAACACGGTACAATCTTTCTCAGCTTGGTAACCAAGAAAGGAAGTACGGCCAAGCAGGGGTGAAGTTGACTCCACGATGGGGAAGTACGGAAGAACTCTCCGAATCACCGTTTCATCAAGGTGCTTCGCGGTCTTCCACAACCCATTTGTGTAGAACAGGTTGCGGAGAGCCACTAGGCTTTCCACCTCTTGAACGTCAGCCAGTGACGAAGGGAATAGACGCCGAACTCTGACAGGTGTTACGTCAGAGCCGTCGTAATAATCCCCACCACAAGACTCCCGGAATTTGCCATTCCAGTATGACTTGTTGACATTTACTTTAAAGCCGAAAGACTCTAAAGTGTCAGTCACTGAACGCACATAGTCCGTGGGAACAATAATATCGTCCCCATAGACGCGTACTTTACCCAAGAAGGAATTGATCGTCCCTCTTGTCAACCGTTTGGTGAGCTCTTTTTCAATGCCCACGTAGACGACGGCAAGAAACACCATCGCCTCGACGGGAAAGCAAAGAGCTGAACCCATAGACGCGTATTTGAATAACGGAATTGTTCCGTATCCATCTACTGAGGCCTTCGAAGACCTCGTAACCATCAGCGCCTCTTGTAAGAGGGGCCAATAAGTTGTGAGGTGTTCTACATGCCTTATCGAGACCCGATCGGATGCCTCGCTCAAATCGAGCGTTGCCAGAGTTCCCGTCAGGGATCCCTGTTGGGCCATTTGCCTATTTGGCATTTGGTCATGAAAACCGATCTGACCCAGGATCACATTCGGACGGCTATTACGGCCGATCCGTTTGATCTCCAGGAGTTCAACGAGTTTTGTCGCAAGGGCTTGCTGCATGTATTGCATGCAGGTGGGCTCGACAGCGATAATCCTCGGTGTCTTGAGCGTTTTAGGAACTGTTATGACCTTGACTGGTCGTTCAGCTCCAGGTTCAAGGAAATTAACCTGACCGAAATGGGAGTCTACGGAAAATCGCAGACTTGGAACGGCATTCTCCCAATAGGAAAATACTTGTTCCATACGGCTAGGCCATTCGAGCTGGTCAAACTTCGCGTTTCCGCGGAGTCCGTCAGCAGTCGCACCAGGACCGTGCCTAGGCACAAGTTTGCCCTCGTAGATCTGGTTTTCCAGTTCCGCGAAGACATCCTGGTAAAGGAGAGCAGAAATCCTTTGGAACGCAATTATGTCACGTTCCGGGATTAACACATCTGCATCTTTAATTTCCTGTTCACACTCGATGTAACCTTTTATCGCGCGATCTACCCTGCTTTGACTGCAAGGGAGATCGATCTTGCCAAACATCGTTGTTAGCTGACGAATGGCGAAGATGCAATCGATAGAAGGTGAGTCGAGCACCAAACCGCTAAATGAGTCAAAAACTTGTTCCAGGAAACCCCCCAAGAATCTTGGGAGGGGCCCTCTCTTTTCGAAACCTTGAAAAGAGCTGGAGGACACCCGGCCTGCGTCCAGACTTCTTTCGAAGTCCTTAGCATAAGCCGGAAGGGTTATTGTCAGGAAAGACAAGCCCTCGTTTTTGACACGACTCTCGAGCTTTTTGTAGTCGAGAGTAGCACTGGTGCAACATACAGCAGCCAATTCATCGGCTGCCACTCGCCAGAGAATTTTTAGGCTTTTAATTGTTGCCTCCTAACAGAGGTCGACATCCTAAAGCCACAGTTAAATCCTCTGATATTTACATTTCCGCGTCCTTGAGAAAAATATCAAGTACGTGGTCATCCTCAAGCAAGATTTCGAGGATGAGCTCGTAAATATCACGGCTAAAGCCAGATCTCAACAATACATCGATGAGAAGGCTAGCCAAACATTCAATGCCAAGGGCGTTGCTAAGACGCGTGCATAGCACGGCGCTCGGAACTTCTTCCGAGTGGTCCGGATGAGTACCCGGAACCATCTTGCCGAGAACTGAATCATCGCTGATCAGTTCTCGCCACCCAGAAGCTGGGTGACCTTGGCACCCGACGATGCAGTGAGGTAGGCCGTGAGGCCATCCACAATCTGCTTCTGCTCCGCGATGGTATAACCCGTCGTCGGAGTATCGATCACCAGGTAAGCACTCATAGAGTACTTAACGTTGTCAGACGTGAAAACGTCCGCAGCGATCTTGCTGTGATCGAGCCGGATCTGTCGACGAGTGCGTCCACCATACTGGTGGGAAACGCTCAAGCCGACAGTGGCGTCATCCTTGCGGAAGGCGCCAGTGTTTACGCCCGAGGAAATCCTCGGGAGTGAGTTTGCCACAGCGTTAATTGTGACAGACTGAGGATCGGCAAATGCCATGTGACTAGTTCTCCTTAAAGGGGATGGTCGGTTAAAACCATCATGTGTAGTAAACCTACCTGAATGGTAAGCCGGCTAGCAAATGCACTACGCGTGGCCTAAGCCCAACGCAACACAAATGGCGAGTTGTCTCTTCGTTAACGAAGAGAAACTAGTATTGAATCCATACGGACTTTGCATTCCAATACGCTTGTTCCATTTCTGGACACGCGTACGGGAAGCGCCGATACGAAAAGCTTGACCCGAATGGGTAAAGCTACAAGTACCTGCGGATATGGTTTTTAGCTCAGATGAAACCATCTGATAACCATATTGCAAAACCAGCCCATCTTGACCCATGTTGCTAACATTGGTCATAAGGTCGCCAGTATTGGCGAACCAATCAAGGGCCCAAGTCCAAGGGTTCAGATTCCATACGACATCAGGCGTTAGCCTGAGGCCGAGAATCTTACTGGCTTCTGATTGCCAGTATGCCATCTTGCCCCCAAAACCGACAGGTTCAGGTACGTGATATTTAAACGCACCTTTGAACCATTGTTTGCCGGTGAGGTACTCGACGGTAGAACCTTGGAAAAACCCATGAGGCCACGCTGCCGGGTAAGGTATCAGAGAACCGATACCTGAATCCGACACTGCAGTCTCTGGGTAGTGATAGGATGCGCGGGTTTTCTGGTCGCTTCCCTTTCGGTAAGCATCCCAGATTGCGGCAGAGTTGTTCACAGCTTTTGCGAACGACTTGAGGTCGGAAACCAAAGGTTTCCAACCAAACTCTACATTGAGATACTCTCCTCCTGCCTCTCGGCAGCGGCGAGCACGCTCTTTTAAGAGTCCCGAACCTACAATTCCAGGGACGCCCTCTCTAAGCTCACCTATTGCGGTTAGCATATTGAAGGCGGGATCGGTCGGAGCACAACGGCTTATGGCCGTTGAACCTAGACCTTTCATAGCTGCATCAGACATTACCGCCCCAAGGGACGGTACACTGGTGCTCCCTAATCTGACAGTCACTGGACCACTCCATAGAGGAGTAGTACAGGGCATGATGGTTGGCTTATCAGTCGTAGACTGAAGTAGCCAATATCCCCCGTCATCACTATCCGTGTTTAGCGGAAAGTGGTTCGTGGAGACCATGCTTCCTGGGTTATTAATCACCCAGGTACTGTCAACCCATGGATTACTTACAGACGACTTTGCCCTCACTTTATAAGTGATGGGGTCGCTCCAAGTAGTAATGGGCATGATTTATCACTTTCTTGCTAGTTAATGTATGAAACCAGTGCTGGGAGCCCCCAAGGG